CCATGACTGAAGTTAACCCGCGCAAGCTGCGCGGCACGGTCGAACTTGATGAAACATGGATTGGCGGAAAGCGACACTGGAAAGAGCGGACCTATCTCCGAAATAAGACAATGGTTCTCGGTGCCATGATACGAAATCGCTGCCCCGGTATCCCCGATACATCCGAGCGACTCTCCGGAAACAAGCTTGTCAATTATAACGGTGGTTTCAGGGTAGTGAAGCAGACCAGTTACGGAAAAAAATTCCTTATTGAGATAGTGGGCGCTTAACACCTCGCGCTTGTATTGGTCTCGCACAATGAGAGTGCTGCGATCTGGTCTACTAAAGTCCAAGATATTACCTTGTGCGATTGTGAAATGACCATGTTCAAATGTTGCGATAATTTTTCCATCCTCGCCCAAAATATCCATGCTCAAAGCGACGCGGTAGTTTGCGTCGCGGTCTAAGATAATCACATCTCGATCACGAATGCGCAGGATGGAGTAAGGAAATCTTTTGCTATGTGCGATGAACGGCCCCAAGCGGTACCCAGGTCGGGTAAAAGTTACATCACCAAACATCAGATTTAGCTGGCCTTCTTTACCGGCTGGATACTGACAGACATTGTTTAGCGGTGATGGTTCATTCGCGGGAATCAGAAAACCTTCGTACTCATGTAGTATTTTGTCTTCTCGCTTGGCATCTACAAATGTTACGACCAGGACCGTGACAATGGCGATTCCCACTGGGAAGCTAAATTTCCAGAATAAGTAACGCCTTCTCGCATGATTATACTTTTTGATCTGAGCATACTTTAATTTCTTCGGCGGTTGTGGTTTCCGCTTTTGTAGCTCCTCTGATAAGAGCCAAGCAGCAATTGCCCATAAGCCAGCAAAAACAGTTACGACCATTCCAGCGATGAAATCGTAGCCGTAAATCATCGCCAGTCCCGCGCCCCAAATGGCTGTTGGGCCGCCTTCAGTGCGGAGTAAGAACCGAGCGATGCGCCATAGTTCCCGACCCACTCCTTTGCCCATAGGTCAGGCATTATACACCCACCCTTGCGTGAGGTATATAATCACGCTTTTCTGTGTCGTATTGGTCATTCTGTGCTGCCTCGCACATTTTCTTGGCAAATTCTTCCGGCGTCATTCTCACAGTTTGATTTCCCCCTGCCGACAAGTAGCATAGAACATTGCCCCAAATGCCTTCTTATCGGGCACCTCGAAAGTTGGACGGGTCTCAGTCTCCGTTGACAAGTTATCCCGCAGGACTCGGCATGACACAGCGCCCCCAGCAATTTCCTGCAATACGAGGGTTTTGACGTAGTAGGGCAATCTGGGAGCGCCTTCGAGATTGGAATCAATCCCGAGCTCGGCTCTGAGTGCCTGTCTATCCTTATTCGGTGCCCGCCCAGGTACGTCCTTCACCCTAGCCACCGTAGTCGTACAGACTGCATTGAGTGTATCTATCTGTGAGAGGAGCTGGAGGAAGGCTGAATCATGCGCCCCCTTGACAACAGACCAAAAGTCCTCTGGTCGGGGAATTGGCGATTTGATGGACTTATCCAGTCTTTTCCTCTCCAAGTATTCTGGTTTAGATACACCAACTATCTCTTCGTAGCCGAGATTCTGGGCATGTTCCCATATCCGTGAAAGGGACTCAACTGCCAGCCAATCACCAATCTTGTGCTCAGCCACAATCCGGGACGTAACCTCCGTTACATCGTTCATGTTTTCACACTTGAAATACTGGATATTATTGGGAGCATCGGAGCCGAATGACGTAAACGCCTCTTTGAATTTGTTCTCCGTGTCAATGATATTGAATGTGGCAGAGGGTTTACTCTCCTGGACGAATTTAGCAAGAGCTACGAGATCACAGGTCTTGCCAACTGAATCCTTCCCCGCGATCAACAGGAATTCTCGACGCAGATAGGAATCGAGTACGTCTTGAGCGGATTGGGATTTGACTGTCACTCTGCCCCTTTTGTCTTGATAAAGTGCTCGATACGGGCGGCTGTCACTTTGGCCTTATTACGTTGACTGCCGCCATACTTGAATTGTGATGGCCAATCCTGCAAATAAAAGAGCCTATCGGCTTGCGCGGAGTCAAGTTCAAGTGCCTTCTGCCCATCAATATAGGCATTTAGTAGTAACTTATTAGTGACGGAGGTACCCGTTGTAGCTTTCAATACAACCGCCCAGCCCGCAATACAAGCAGTCGTGCCACAAACAGGAAAAGATTTGGGTCTGTAGGGAGGATCGAAGTGTCGCCCCCATGTGCGCATATTCAGGCGGTTTGGTTCCTCTAAAATGTGCTTCTTAATCTTACGTAACAATTTTACGTTCATGTGCTGTTCCTTTCCACGTCCGGTGCATTCCTCAGTATCATCTCCCAGTTCTCCTGCAACTCCCCCGGCCCAAACAAGAGCGTATACTCGACTGGAATTGGGCTAGGCGGTCTCCACGTTCCTCCGACGTAAACTATCGTAATGATGGCCCGTTTGAACCCGACTATGTGACAATAAGCCTTAACTTGGGTCAGGTAATACCACTCGGATTCGATGGGAGTTTTAGCAGAGTGCCAGCAAGCCTTCATTTCTCCGACTATATTCTCCTCGAAATTGAGAACATCGGGCGATCCGATGATGCCGTCTTTTTCGAGTTCCCCCGGACGAATCCAAACTGGCGGCTGGTAAACTTGCTCAGCGAGATACCGTTCCCAGCAGCGCCCGACTAGCGCGAAGTGATTGAGGTCGAGCTCGGTGAAGGTGTCATCTTGTACTTTCATCACCTTCTGAATGTGCCGAATTACGCCCGTCAGGTGAAGCCCTGGGGACCGCGTACGCGCTTGCTCGTCCGATATGACTACCCTGGACAAATCCAAGACGCGGGACGATACTCTCACGATCCCCCCAGTCTATTACCCAGCAATGGCCGACATAGGAACGGCGGGTTCTTCGGTCGAAGTAGCCTCGGTCTCACTATTTTCCTTGGCTTCTCGTCCCTTGCGCCGACCTTCCTGCATTTTGGCAATCTGCTCCGGTGATAGAGTCCTCTTGCCCCCTTTGCGCTTTGCTGCCGATGGTGTGTTTCCGTCACCACCAAACTCCGCAATCAGGGCGTTTAGACGATCCCGCTTTGCAACAAGAGCCTTGACGATCACTTCATCTTTCATGGTCTTTCTCCTCTCCAGTTAAATCAGATGCAAGAAGAGTACAGCACGATTCACAATCAATGTCAAGACTTAAATACTATTGAGTATTACCGTCTCCCCGTCAGTTGTGAAATTGCCCGCATCGGCGTGTTCAATGAGCCAAGACGGATCATCAGCTTGGGCCTTGAGAGCAGTCATCTGACCCCGTAATGCCGCGTCTTTCGATGCCCTGAGCATGACCTGTGTTGCAAGTTTAACGCGGGTCATCGTGTTTTCTGGGACCACTTTCAAAATCTCCTGTATGAGAGGGATAGCATTCGGTACATTGCCATTGTCAGGAGCGGCAGTTTGAGCAGCAGACTGGGACTTCGCGGGCGCGCTGGCACCACTCATATGCCCAGCTTTGCCGACCTTACCGTGATATTTCGATACGAGAGCAATGGTCTTGCCCTCGGTCTGGTCTTTGAGTCCCGGCCGTTTCTTCTGGGCTATGTTCGTGATCTCCACGTCGCACCCATCGAACACGGTCACGTCATCTGAAAGGTCAGCTTTGGGGAATCCGGCTTTGAGGAGACTCTCAATGAACAGCATGGCATTCGAGTCCTTCCCCACGGCAATGACGTGCTTTCCGTCACCCGCGATTCGAGCCGAAGGATCATTACCTCCAAGTGAGTAGGGCTGCTCGTGGGATACGGCTGGGTCAGTCTTGTCCACGAATAGGACGATGAGAGCGCCCACCGTGGTATTCGTATTCGGGTAGGTGAACTCCTGGGCCACACAATTCTTCATGATGTAGCGCCCATCTGGGACTGAGCCCCCACCCACGGCATTTTCGGGCAAGAGCGGATTCTTTACTTTTTCTGTTGCCATGTAATCTCCTTTATTTTAGAAATTGGTCTTATTCAAAACATTGTGAAACTCTTCCAATTCAGGATGCGAGTCGAGCATACTAAGACAGGCATTTATATCGGTTAATTGACTCTCCAGAAATTCTTTCTGTCTTATAAGCCTCTGGCGAGTAGTGGGATTGGTATTGGCCAATTGTTGCCCTGTTCCCTCCCTTGGTGCTCTCTGCATTAATCCTCCAATCATCTATTCTCCTTTTGCTATTACTGGAGCAGAGAGAAGCGGATAACGCGCACGAGCCGCGACTGCTAACTTGGCCATTACCTCTGGCTGGTGCCGTAGCATCCATCGCCTAGCGAGGATAGCCTCGTACTGGAGTCGCTGCTTAGAACGCTGTTCGTTCCGCTTCGCCCTGCTCGACTTATCTCTATTTTGGATTGGATTCTCCGAAACAGGACGGACGCTATCATACTCCATAGAAGTTTGTCAAGAGAAAAATACTGCTTGCCAATTGAGACGGGCTATGATAGGGTGTGGGCTCACCCACAGCTCCTCCACGGAGCTAATCCGGACGAAAGAGGGGCTGGGCACTCCGATCCTGGCCCCTTGACTTTCCCCACAAAATAGGCGATTTATCTTGACAAAATCAGGACGGGTATGATAGAAGATTGAGTGCTTTCCCCAAAAAGCGCGGCGGCTTGCTACCGCCTGAATTGGCCTAGGATGGGGCTTGGCTTCCTCCCGTTGACCGAGCCCCGTTCCTAGTCTAAGCGGGAGAATTGTGTGCCTAATTCTGACTGCCTTGTTGAAAAGTTATTGCCAATAAACAGAATACACTTGGTTTCTGGGCCAAGCGACGTAGGAAAGACTTCATTCTGGTACATGGCTCTTACCCTCTGGGCAGCTGGATTACCACTACTCGGACAAAAAAGTTACCCTATTCCCTGGACCTTAGTATCCTCAGAGCGGCCCCTTGCAGATGTTTACGACAGCATAATAAGACTCGGACTCATGCCCCGCGACTTTGACATTTTGCCGGCCTATGGACGCCATAACAAATCCCTGACTGATATTTGGAAGGAATTGGATGAGCGTGGCACTCCTCGGCTTGTGTTCTGGGAAGGCTTCGATGCCGTAGTTAAGCAGCGCAACAATGCCCATGAGGTGCGAGAATTCATGAGTGCCAGTACCGCCCATTGTGAAGAGGATAAGTACACAATACTCGGCAGCGGCGGCGTTGCGAAGATGAAACCCTATGAGTGGTATGATGATCCCCGACAAATGACAGCTGGAAGTGAGATATGGGGGAGACTCGCGAGTACGGTTTTCATCATGCTCAAGGAGAATCCCGCTGACCTATCGGACTCACACCGACTCATGCACATCTGCATCAAAAACGACAAAAGTTGCACTGTTCGGGGATGTTTCGATGAGAATGGAATTCTGACTTTTGACGACTACGGAACTAAGCCAAGCCCCCTCCGAGTTAGATAAGTCCCGTAAGTGCCTTTGTTTCGGGATAGCGTTCTGGGGGATTGGACTTACTATCCAATATAACCCTATAACCCGCTCCTTCTCTACCGAGAATAAAGGCACTTACCAGCACGAGTGTTTTGTCTCAGTTGGGCTTATTCTCTATAGAAGTTACCTTGAGTTTGTCCCGCAGAATCCCATTGAGTACGTTTTGTTTCCTGTTGACCTCGACTTGCCAATGGAATGCTGCGACAAGCCGATCAATGGCGTACCAAGTCCTGACGAGGATCAAGGCCAATGCGATAAGACCACCGAGTTCAAACATGACAGCCCAAAACAATACGGTAATGGTCATGTCTCTCTCCTCACAAGATAGATTACACCTTTCCTCACATAAACCCGATACTTGCCCTTACAGTATCTCTTGTTCCATCTACGCAGGGCTAGGCACATCGCCTCGATTGGCTTCTTGATCCCGTCAATGGAGGACACTGAGATTGTGCCATCTTTTCTGGCCTTCATAATAGCAATACCAAGCCGAAATGGCACAGTATCACGGACGACTCCGCTCAATTTGGGCGAAGGATAGTCTGTAGTTGTCATGATGGTCCCCTTTCTTACCTCACAATATCTGAGCCGAGTACAGTACGGATATTGGCAGTGTAATGAATGAACTTCCGTCCTTTACTTCTACCATTCTTGCCTCTGTTCTGTGCTACTCCAAGGCGATTCGATGGCGCATAAGGAGTCAGCTTATATGTCCCAGGCGCAAATCCAGCATTGCGATCAAAAGATACGATCTCACGTTGGACTGCCTGTGGGACTTCATATCGTGTCGCTGTGTCGCCCCTAATTACGTAGGCCGTCTTAATTGACACGATGACTCCATCGGCATTGGCCTTACGCTTACAGGCTATGGCCATCGCACAGGATTCATGATTCCTCACACTGGCCGAATTCGAGTCTTGATTTGTGACTTCAATTACAAGAGGCTCACGAGCTTCCTCAACATAATTGACTTTGGGGAAGTATTTACGCACAACTGCCAAGGAATGGGGATACTCATGCTTTTGTGTTTTGGTCTTGATCTTGCCTATCTTTGCCATTTCATTTCCTCCGATTTAGGATTATATTACCATTACCTAGATACTACCTTGCCACGAAAACAGGTCTCCTAGTCGCTGATCTTGTTGGTTCTTGGCCTTGTTTGATCTGAGCCTCCAGACGGTCGAGTTCAGAGTTGATCTCCTCCCGCATTTTACGGAACGCATAGCCCAAGAGTTCAGATGAGACTCGTCCCGTGCCATTCAGAGGAGCTAATTGAGATTGGCTCGTTTTATACTTAGACGAAGCAATCTGGCCATTGGCCTTGACAATTACGTGATCGGGATGCCGCATATAATGCTCGACAATCCCTGAACTGCCTGCGATCTCTACGTGACACGTCTTGCAGGTAGCAGCGCCGGGTCTGCTAAATCTTACGGTCTCGTGACTTGGATTATGTTTCCTGTGTGCCCATAGCGAACTATTACTTACGAGTTTCGCCCCGCATGTACGACACTCAGCATATCCCCCAGTATTCCTCGATCTCTTTCTCATTCTCCCAATAGCCGCCATTCTCTTACGTCCTTCTGGTGTCTGTGTCCAGTGCATTGTTAATTTCCTCCCTTTTTGACTTCCCCGCCATTTGGCCCACACTCCCCGTGAATGTATCCTAGCCAGCGTTCACGGTTAAATCGCGGATTCTGTCCTTTGCAGAAGTCTGCGAGCAAGTCCAATTGATCGGCATTGAATGGTACACCACAGCTATTCTCACGAATTGTATTGGCCAGCGCGATAAAGTCTTTTTTCGACATGACTCCTCCTATTGTTACGGAGCCGCCCTAACTTTTGTAAAGCGCCCCTTAGAGCGGCCCCGCTCTCACAACGAAAGGAACAGACCCAACCTGAATCTGCACCTTACTCTTCTATAGATGCCACAACTCACGAAAAGTGTCAAGTTTTATTTTGCACTTTGCAAGTTTCAGATGCCAATATCTAGGTAATACCAAGACAAGACAATACCAACATCTAGATAATGCCTACGTCTAGACAATACCTAGGAATTGGAATGGACGGGTGCGCGAGTGCCAATTGACCTAGGCTCTGGACCCAGATGGCAGGCGCACGAGTACCAAATCCCAGACAGCCCACATGGGGCGCGCGTCCGTAATTGGCTAATTGTCATTGGCCAAGTTTCTCAATCATCCAATTATCTTCTCCTCCTAGAGACTTAGCAACTTGGTTGAAATTCTGCATGAGGGCCTTTGCTCCCTTTGGATCAATTTCCCGCAAGTAATCCCGAATCTCGGCCAGTGCATTCAGAGCTCTGTAGTTTGGCTGTCTCATAACTTTCGCCTCCTAGCAAGTTAGATGCCATTCCATAGAATTTATCTTCATTCATTTTGCATATTTCACTTGACACATTGCATCTATTGTTCTATAGAAGGGACACCCGCAAGTGTAGGTCGCGGGAATCTCACGCGAAAGGAAACACGAAATGGAACACATTTTCAATTTCGACACAGACAGGCAGTATCTCATCGCATTGAACGTACTGGACGGGACATCCTTCAGACTTGCCACATTCGACACGGTAGAAGATTGCCTTTCAATGTGCGCGTGCCTAAGGGCAGTAATTCAGTCCGCTCCGGTCACGTTTGGCAATATCCCGTCTCTTGTCAATGCCGGCAAAGTGGACAGGAACGTACCCTCAATCGAACAAGACACACAACCCGAGCTCGACGGATTCACGGATGGCCCTGGCGGGCCCGGAAAGTTTTGGGATTCCTTCGAGCCCGAGCCCGATGACCTCAATACGGATTCCGACACAATCGAAAGTGAGGTCACAGGATCATGACGAATCCAGCGCCAGTTAAACCCAGACCATATGCTTACAATGATCCGGCCGATGCGCCCTTTGTGCGATTCTAGACTCTGCGAGTAGGATGGGACTAACAATCCTGTCCCTCTCGGATGGTCTAGCAATTCCATCTAATCTCACACGAAAGGAAAGGAAAATGGACGCCTTAAACCACAAAACACTTGAAGTAATAGGAACATTTTTTGGGAGTATCGGAGTAGAGATATTCGCTATTGCCGTAGCAGACGGAATCGAATCGAGGTTTGAGAAGTATTGCAAGCCCGCTATTCGCGCCGTTCGCCGTTTCATGCGGAAAGTGAGGAAGCATGTTAGCTAGTCTCACGTCTGCCGATTGGCTCGCCTTTGCCATTGAATCACTGGTAGTAATTGCGCTAGTTTGGGCAATACGCTCTGACCGGAGAATGAGAGGCAACCTGTGATCCTGTCTCTTGAACGTTCCGGGCAATTTGACGCGAGTACCAGCATGATCCCCAACAATCACAAGTGTGCTGCAATGGACACGACAACGTATCATTACACAGTGAGAATCGAAACGGACGGAGACAAGCTAACACCCGAAGGATACCTGATTAACAATGAATTGATTCAGGCGTACTTCGACCATCGTTTCGGTTTGGCCGCTAACAAATGGGACGCGATCTCTTGTGAGTTAATGGCAATCACTAGCTGCCGTGAGCTCGCAGAACAGATTGAGCAATCGGGTATCCCTGTTCAGTGTGTTGAATGTTCGATTACGGGCTCCAATGGCGCGAAGATAGATGCCAAGTGGACAAGAGAGGAGGGCAATTGAATGTACTCTGGGACATATGAGAAGGCACAATTTGAGATTGAGGAAATCGTAGACAGATTCTCAATGTCAACGGTTATCTCAATGCTGTCTGAAGTGGCGTCCGACAAGGCAGAGCACATCCGCGCCAATTGGCAGGATAAAAGTTTGGCTCGAAAATGGGAATCTCTACAAAAGGTTTTGGACCATTCCTATCTTCGAGTCAACAAAATTGACCGTACTATCTGACAGGTATTGCGATATGCCCTCTCGAAACGTTCCGCCGTTTCATCACGGAAAGCAATTGGGAGGGTATCGCGGAGCACCTGACCGGGCTCCTAATCTCACATCGGAAGGAATGACAATGAAAACTACAGATACCGAAAAGAAGATTGCACAGCTAGACGTAGTGATTGACACAGACCCAGAGTGCCCAGCGTCCCGTCTAGAGAGTATGGACATTGGACCAGGGAACTACAAACTGAGAATGTGCCCAAACGCACAAAACGGCAAGCAACCTCTAGAGCGGTCTAACTTCATTCAGATTATGGCGCATGAGTTAGGCCATTTCATAGCGAACCTCTTAGGCACAGATGAGGCGAAGAAACGTGCACTAGCTTGGCAGCACGATATTCCCCACCCAATGGAACCTACTGAACGCGAAGCTTGGGACATTGCGGAAGAGATTGTTCCAGGCGCGAAGAGGTCCGAAGCATACAAATTTAGTATGCGCGGGTATCGCGGCCACTAGCTAGACAATCCAAACGTAAGGACGCCTCGGTGCTAGTTCAGACTGAGGCGTTTCCTTGTCTAGACGAGTCTAGGATGGCGTCTAGATTGGCAGGTAATGGCCCGTAGAATCCAAATATGACGCGATTAGAGCCTCAGACCGTACCTAACCCTATCTAGTCTTGTCTAATCGCCTCTAATGCACAAGTATGACAGTTCTATGGAGGGTAAAATAGTTACAATCACTGAGGTGACCTTGACAAGCCATATCATATTGTGATTCCGAGTTATGGCATGGCCAGTTCCCTGTCATTACCTGTTAGACGTAGAGACCAGCTAAGACGTGTCTTGTCTGGGCAATCAATTGAGGAAGCTAGTGCAGCGGTTGGATACAGCACCATAGGTTCAGGATATCAAGCGCTCTCAGACACGCGCAAGCGGTGCTTAGCTGCAATGGACCATTACCAGCTAACGCCAGTGACATTCGTCCGCGATTATCTTCTGCCGCTCCTGAACGCGACCGAGACTAAGTTTGCGACATTCGAGGGCAAGATCACAGACAGTGTGGAGGTCTCAGACAACACAACACGAATGGACGCAGCACGAATGACAGCGAAGATCATGGACCTATTTCCGAAGAGTGCGAATGTCAATGTGGCGACAAAGATCAATATCACAATAGGTCCAGGTAAGAACGAGGACGAGGACTAGATGCCACGAGGCAAGCCAATTCATTTCGGATCCCAGCATCACGCTGGACGGGCTCGTGTGCCACGCCACATTAGACGGTTAATGGTCCAATCCGTACAATGCAATTACACCCGCGAAGAATACCTGACCTCGGCGGATCGTAACGCACGGTACAGTCAATTGCGTGCCCTCCGCGCCCCCGGCCTAGTCAAGTATAGCGACATTAACTCCATTGGCTTGTCTGTCTACGTAGTAGCATGGACAGGTAAGGGTATGGATATGACCCCCGCTAATAGAGAGACCGGGGGGGCCACGCAATCGCCCGCGCTGAAAAATCCTGAAAATTCCGGTAATCAGAACTTTACTGGCTCTGATGTAGACTCGGAATTGACGGAGACTGTACTTGACTAGACTAGCCGTAGACAATCTCCAAGTCCAGCTTCAGCCGAAACAGGCCGAACTGTACCGCGCGATGATGAACGATGCTGGACCTGTCATATTGGGGATTGGCGGCAGCAAGGGATCATCGAAGTCCCACGGGATGCGGGCTTGTATGCTCCTTCGGCGTATTGCCTACCCCGGTACCGCTGGCCTCATATTTAGGCGCAAATGGAAACAACTGCGCGATACCCACCTTGACGGCGGATTCTTCCGTACTTGGCCCACCCTACGGCAATTCTGGAAAATCAGCGAACGCACACTTTACCTTCCTAATGGCAGCCGTATCGTGTTTGGTTACGCTGAGAACCCTGGCGATATTGACGATTTCCAGGGCCACGAATACATGGATGTGATGGTGGATGAAGCAACCCGCCTGACCGAGCTGGAACTTGTCAAACTCAATGAAACACGGCGCTGGACTGGTCGAGTACGAGGCAAAGTAATCGCAGATCGCGCATGTAAAACTCTGTTAGGCATGAATCCAGGAGGCCCAGGTCATAACTACATTAGGCGCTTAATGTATAAGAAAGAATATCATGGCCATGAACGTGCCAGCGATTACGCCTTCTTTCCTGCATACGCTTGGGACAATATCGAATGGTGCATTTCGACTCTCCGAGAACAAGGACTCAATCGCTGCGACTATTACGGATGCCTCAATGAAGATAGCAAGAATGTAGTAATGCACGGTGGGGTTTGCCGCCATAGTTCAGAATCACACACGCCAAAATCCGGTATGACGGAAGAGGAACGATTCAAGTTCTTCATCACCTATACCCAGCGTGGACATGAATTGAATAACCTCCCACAAAGGTTACGGACTGGTTGGCTCCTAGGCAATTGGGATGAGTTTGCTGGGCAATTCTACGACATTTGGAATCCTGAACAATACGTCAAGAGGTGCCTCCCCGACCGTGATTGGTATCCGCGCTGGCTTGGTATTGACTGGGGATTTCAGCATCCTTGCGTATGTCACTGGATGGCCCGTGTTGGCCCAACTACGAAAATTTACAGGGAAGCACTCTCTAACCACCACAGTGCCCGTGCCCAAGCCCAGGAAATAGTTGACAGGACGCCCGAAGAAGAAAGAAAGCAAATGGACGCGATTTACCTCTCCCCGGACGCTTTCCAGAGACGCTCAGAACAGGATTCCTTTGCCGATATGATGGGACAGGTATTCAGATCAAACGGTATGCCCTATCCGACTCCCGCCGATGATGACAGGCAACACGGAGCACAGTGCATGTATGATCTGATGAAGTCTAACGAACTGGAGATTGATCCATCTTGCACCCACCTCATTGATGTAATACCGATGATAACTACCGATGAGGACGATCCAGAAGAGATTGAAAAATTTGACGGTGACGATGCTTGGGACTCTGCCCGCTATGGTCTCAAGTCTCGTCAATCAGCCCGTCGAGCGCCCGTAATCGAAACAGCCCACCAGAAGGTAATTGACTTTGCTGCGGCTCGTAACACGCCCATTGAGGACATGGACATTAATTCCATTGCACGATTACACGAACGGGCACTGGCGATAGAGAAGAAGAAGCAGCCCAAGCGCGGCGGTCTTGGTCCAATATGGCCGCTTAGACGCGGTAGAGGCCGTGTGTGGAGACCATGCACTGGAACTTATAACTAAGGGGGGGTCAGATGCAATATCCAGGTACAGCAGGTTCTTTTACTCCGTCTCCCAGTCCCAATACTGGTCGGATTCTAGAGCGGGGGGATTCTGAGTATGTCTTGGGCGCATTGGCGGCGGGTGCTACCCAACTCCCCATCAATGATACAAACGTCACATTCGAGGCGGCTCCAGCGGGCTCAACCGAAGCCTCAATCTCGGTCAGTTTAAGCTCAGTCCCCGACTCGTCAGGTCCCCCCATGATCTGTGTCGAAATTCATATGAATGGTGCTCCGGGGGCTGGCGAGTCTATTGCCGTTCAAGAGGCCGATACCGATGCAGACGGATTCTACATTACTCCCACCAACGCGGCCTACACTGTATCGGCTTTCAATGCCAACAATGCTGCTCGTACCGACCTTTCTCCAACTGGGGGTAAGTTCCTCAGAGTCCTCCGCACCAAAGGTGCCAATGCGGTGGGGTGTACGGTAAAGGTGACTCGGCTCGCATGA